TCCGTACGCCTCGATGACCCGCTGATGCGCGGCTTCGTCGTACTGGAACCGGTTGGCGTACAACGCGATCGACACCACGATCGCGATGAGGGCTGCCGCTGCTGATCCTGCGAGGATCCAGCGTTTCGAGGGGTTCAGGGTCATTCACCCAATGTAGCCACTTCCCTCCACTGCGGAAAGGGGCCGTTCGGTGCCGATCAGTGGATCTGAGGACGTCGTGAAGCTCGTCAACGATCTGCGGAAGATCGGCGACGGTGTCGGACGGAACCTCGGCAAGGAGTTCAAGAAGGCCGCGGGACCTGTCGCGCAGGAGGCCAGGTCGAACGCTTCATGGTCGTCACGGATCCCCGGTGCCATCAGCGTCGGAGTCTCCTCGTCACGGCGCTTCCCTGGCGCGCAGATCAAAGTCTCGAAGGACAAAGCCCCCCACGCCCGCCTGTACGAGTACCCGGGCCGGGGCGGTTCGTTCCGCCACCCCGTCTACGGCAACCGCGAGGTGTGGGTGGACCAACAAGGGCGCCCGTTCATTCGCCCCGCGGTGCGAGCTAAGGGCGGCGAGTTCGTCAAGGCCGCTGACCGCGCAGTCGACTCCGCAGCGAAGGCTGCCGGTTTCCGTTAAGGAGCAACACCAATGGCAACACTCACGACCCAGCAGGTCACCAGCGCTGGTCTCAACCCGACCCAGAACGCCGCGGCCGCGAGCGACAAGGTCCGCCCCGGCGCGATCCTGCGCGTGATCAACAACAACGCGTCCACGACCGTGGTCGCGCTGGACACGGCGAACCCGGGCACTGTCGACGGGAACGTGGTCCCCAACAAGGAGATCTCGATTCCGACCACGCAGGCCCGGTACATCTTCGTCTCCGACTTCTACCGGAACAAGGCCGACAACGGCTTCGCCACGATCACGTGCACGCCCAACGCTTCGGTGCTGATCGAGGTGATCCAGTCGTGAGCGACCTCGTCACCCTCCGACACCCGACCCTCCCCGCCGAGCAGACCATCCGAGTCGACCGACGCCGTATGGGCCCGCGCCTGGCCGCGGGCTGGGAAGAAGTCCCATCCGAACCTAAGCGACCGGCCGAGCCGGTGACCGAGCCGACGGATTCGGCATCGAAGCGGCGTGGCCGCAAGACCTCTGAGGAGCAGTAATGCCTGCGACACCGCTGACCGTCACCGACCGCTATGTGGCCCCGGAAACCACGGTCACCTACTGGGTCGACACCATGGCGAACTACCTGTCGCCGACCCGCGCCGAACTCAACGCCGGCACCGACCTCACCGGTGAAGTCGCGACCGCGACCGGTTGGGAGCTCGCGGCCGACAACGTCGCCACCCCGGACGGCGGCAACCTGTTCACTTCCCAGGTGGCCGGCCGTATCAACCCCGGTGACGCGGCGATCGCGTTCTACGCTTCCCGCGACACCGTCGACGTCCGTGACGTGATCGCCCGCGGCGACACCGGTTACGTCGTCCACCTGCACGGCGGCGACGTCGCTGGCCAGAAGATGGATATCTGGAAAGTGCGCGTCCGGTCCGTGTCGGCGCCGATCGACTACGCCGCCTCAGCGGCAGCGATGATCAACATCCTGTTCTCGATCACCGCGGTCCCGGCTGAGAACGTCGCGATCCCGGCATGAGTGCCCCGCCGTTCTCGGCGGCGACACGGTTCCTCGACGCCGGGACTTCCCGGATCTACTGGGTGCAGACCATCGTCAGCACGTCCGCGCCGACGCGGAGCGAACTCAACGCCGGTACGGACGTCACGGGTGAAGTCGCTGAGATCGAGGGCTTCGTCCTCGAGTCCGAGCTGAACGGCACGACCGCGTTCAGTTCTGTCGTGGAGACCAGCAAGCCGGGGATGATGCGGCCCTCCGGTACGCCCCGGACGGTCATGTACGCCGACGAGGACGGGTACGACGTGCGTCGGGTGTGGTCTCGCGGCGACACCGGGCACATTGTGCTGCTCCACGGTGGCGATGTCACCGGGAATCTGATGGACGTGTGGCCGGTGACGATCGCGGTCGTTTCCAAACCGTTTGCTATGGCCGAGGCCGCGTTCGTCGTCGTGCAGTTCGCGATTTCCGGCCAGCCGGTGACTGATGTGGAGGTGCCGTGAGCGACCCGTATGAGCGTGTCAAGAACCGGGGTCTCCCTTCGTTGCCGTTCCGGCTGCTCGTCGTCGGCGATGAGGAACTCGCTGCGGCGCAGCAGAAGCTGCTGGAGGCGACCGAGCGGCGTCGCCGCGCTGAACGCAACCTCATTCCGGAGAAACCGGAGCGGGCGAAAGAAGCCACGTCGGCGAAAGCGGCGCTCACGCGCGCCGAGAAGGCGTTCGCGGCGTGCTGGGAGACCATCAGGCTCACCGCGGTCGAACCCAAAGCATTCGAGGAGTTGAAGGCCGAGCACCCGCCGACGCCCGAGCAGTTGAAGGCTGACCCGGAAGTCGAGTACAACAAGGACACGTTCCGTCCCGCGCTCCTCTCCGTGTGCGCCGAGGGCGGCAAGAGCGTCGACGAATGGGTCGACCTGCTCAAGCACTTCTCCACTGGCGAGCGGCAGGAGCTGTTCACGACCGCGCTGGCGGTGAACGCGAGCACGCGAGTCGTGGAGTCCGTGGTGCTCCCAAAAGGCTCGAACGGGATCCTCAGTTTGCTCTCGAACTCAAGGTAGGCCGCGAGTACGGCCTGACGCATTCGGAGTTCCTCGCCAAGTCGAAAGACGACCGCGACAAGGCCATCAACCTCTACCTGTGGGAGAAAGCCGCATGCGGGACGTGCGGGACCAGGCCTGAGGAGTGGGACCCCGAGCAGGGCGGCAGCCGACACGCCTATTCGGCTGTGCTCGGGCATTGCCGTGGCTGCCAGGAAATTGAGTCCCAACGCGAGCAGTTGAAATCGGGACCGCACATCCGCGGCACCTACATCGCCTTGAAGCACAACCACGTCAGGGGGTGAGCTGTGGCGGAAACCAGGCGCGATCTCATCGTCCGCATGAGCGCTGACCCCGAGGCGTTCAAGCGGGGCATGCGCGAAGCCGGGCGCGACTCGAAACTGTTCTGGAAGGAACTCAAAGAGCTCGAGAAGCAGCAGCGAGCTGTCGACGAGGTCATGACCGTCGGCGGCTCCGTCATGGTCGGGTTCGGTGCCGCAGCGGCTGCCGGTCTCGCCGTGGCGGCGAAAGCGGCGATCGACTGGGAATCCGCCTGGACAGGCGTCGCGAAGGTTGTTGATGGCTCCCCCGAACAGCTTGCCGCGCTCGAGGAAGAACTTCGCGGGCTCGCGACGACGCTTCCGCAGACTCACGCGGAGATCGCCGGTGTCGCCGCCGCGGCGGGGCAGCTCGGTATCGCCCGCGAGGACATCGCCGAGTTCACCGAAACCATGGTCGCCATGGGCGTCTCCACCGACCTGTCATCCGAACAGGCCGCGATGTCCATGGCGCGCCTCATGAACATCATGCAGACCGCCCCCGACCAGGTCTCCAACCTCGGCAGCGCGATCGTCGGACTCGGCAACTCCGGCGCCTCAACTGAAGCCGAAATCGTGGAGATGGCGCTCCGCATCGCGGGCGCCGGCCACACCGTGGGCATGACCGAAGCTCAGGTGCTGGGGTTCTCCTCGGCGCTGGCGAGCGTCGGTATCGAAGCGGAGTCGGGTGGTTCCTCGATCTCGACCGCGATGATCAAGATCAGTGAGGCCGTGAACGAGGGCGGCGATTCCCTCGAAACGTTCGCTCAGGTCGCTGGTGTGACCGCGGATGAGTTCGCGGCGCAGTTCCGTTCCGACCCTGCCCAGGCCATCGATATGTTCGTGCAGGGGCTCGGCCGTATCCAGTCCAGCGGCGGCGATGTGTTCGCGACGCTGGAGACCCTCGGCATGTCCGAGATCCGACTCCGTGACGCCCTGCTGCGCCTCGCTGGTGCCGGGGACTTGCTCACCGAGTCGCTGGCGACAGGCAACGAAGCGTGGGACGAGAACTCGGCGCTCATGGAGGAAGCGGCCCGGCGCTACGGCACGACCGAGTCGCAGATCGCGATCGCCAAGAACCAACTAACTGACATGGGCATCACCCTCGGC